GCTCAACTTCTCTAGTTTCTCCACTAACTTCTTCAGCTTGTGGAAAAATCGTGCTATCCAGCACTAACTTTTTTGTGGAAAAAGCTAAACCGTCGAAAAACGTATAATATGTATGTAAATCTGTAATCCATTAATATACAATTGAACGTAACCGGATCAAGCCGTTCAAAGTTTTATGTTCAAATGTGCTGGCGAAGCACTCTCCTAAATAAGAGTAGACCACGAGGGGTCTGCCGTACAATACAAAGCCTAATATAAATATATAGAACAAATATAATATGTATAATGGTAACCAATAATATTGTTTCTTTTAACTTAGTGTGCGCAGAGAACGCACAGAGGGACAAAATAATTTTTCCGATTAATCGTACTTTTCCTTCCAATAAAGTACTCGTGCGTCAAAATCAGTTTCCAATGCCATTACAGGCAAAGAAGCTCTTTTACACACCTCCTGGAGTTTGCTCCTCCTATCCTCGTAAACATCCCTACCATGAGCAAACCATTCGTGTAATGCATTCTCAACAGCATCACACGCGACCTCGCGCATTGTAGCCTTGGTTGACTTTAAATGCACATATAGCGGTTTGAGGATTGATTCCTCATTCAACATTCCAATAAACCTGGCTATTTCTGGAATGTAATTACTCATTCTTTTAAGAAAGTCAAGATCCCCCTTGCTCAAGAATGGACCAGCCTCTGATGTTTTGTTTGGATGTGTTATCTTCATTCCAAACAAAGCAAGAAAATCGTGATAGGACACGAAATGAAAATCCGCACACTCGGGTTTCACACTTCCTTTAAAATCATCCCCGTACGTCAAAGCCGCCACATAATCCCGAAATCTCACCTTTTCCGGGTAAACGTGGAAAAAACCCATTCTCACCAACAAACTACCAACTATACTGTTGATAATAACCGTGAGACTGTTTCCAGACGTGTTCATGTTAAAAACCTGAAGCAACGTCCCGTTGTAGTCTAGGAATGGGTGCACTATATCATACAACATCATATGCATCATGTAAATGTCATCATCATCATAACCGTGCGCTACTGCCAAATCAATTAATGACATATATGCTGCAATTGTTAGTTGGGAATTCATTCTTACATCGTACTTAGAATAATCCCAACCTAAATCAGTGTTCTCGCTATATTTCTCAGAATGGGCCATCAAAATCTCCCATTCCTTACCAAAAGCATTCACACCTACAGCACATTCTGCCTCAATTGAGTGCAACCCCAAAAAACGGACTATCTTGAGAAAGTATTTCCTCATTAAAATAGTCAAAACCACTGGTGAACCTTGAAAAACTCTCACACTCTTCTTTGTAAAAGGTGTAGGTTCATCTTTAAGATTACTGGACCATACGACATTAGCACGTTTACCGTGCTTCCAACAGTTTTCTACTCTCTCTATCTCAAACATTATCTCCTCACTGGGAGTTCGAGAGATCAGTTTACCGTTGTGCCATGTGTCCTCAAAATGTGGCCGTTTTTTGCCAAAAACTGGATGGCACATGCTAGTTGACATATCTATGGGATCAATGAATCTTTCACCATCGATTCCCATAACAGCCTCTTGCAGAGTTAGAGGACGTATGTCTGGAACTTCCCCAACTTTTTCAAATAGGGGTTCTAACCAATCCTGCCTGGCCCTTTCAAGTTCATCTGGCTTGAAAGTATCGCCAGGATTAGCTAAATGCTCCAATGTAGCATTGTAACATTTCCAATTAGGTTCCAACTCTGGTGGACCCCATTTGCTTTCAAATTTGAAAACATCAGCCATGTGGTCAGCCAAAATGCTCTTGACCACGCACGTTTTCTGCTTTGTGCGTAAGGCTGTAGATCCTAAAACGACAACAGCAGCTTCATCTGGTAACCTAGAAGCTGCTGCATGTGGGTGAACAGGTCCCTTGATGACTTGTCTACCCATAATTTCCTCCGGCATGGGACTCGGTTCTGCACCGACAAATACCCCACTAATATCCTTCAGTTGTTTTAACCACCTTTCATGGTCTGACAAAAGAACTGTCTCCATCACACCATATGTGTTGTTGGTTCCACCTATGTGGAAACCCAACACCACTGGCTTGGTTCCATCTTGCACAATTGGGCCCATACAAGCGCCCACTTTCGCAAGACTAGAATCATACGAGCCTCCATAAAAACTCGCGTATCGATGAGACATCTGCCCAAACTTAACACTAATGCTGTCATCAACAACATCATAGTCAGTGTTACGTAAAACCAATTTTGCCATACATGAACCTTCAGGTCTAGTTGTAGGTAAAAAGCCTGTTGTAGTTCCCAAATCAGGACATTTGGAAACATTAACCACCACCAAATCAATATCTGTGAAAACGCACATTGATGCTGCAATCGTTTGCTCAAATTGAGATCCGGGGCCTTTGCCTCGTACAATCTTAGCTTTCAAATGCTTGTGTGGTTCTTTGGTCATGTCGCAATCGGTATAAAATACGTGTTTGGGTATCCACATTACACCTTTTTGGGGAAAAAACCCATTACACCGCGTTGTTGTTCCATCTGGCCGTGTGAAATCAACAATGACGATGTTTTTCGTGATCTTTGTGATCACTTGTGAAGTAGAAGCGTGTTTAACAGTGTCCTGGGAACCTACAGTTACAGCCATCTTATTAATGAAACCGAACCATCCCGGACTCTGATCTGTGACTAAACCATTTGGTTCAACATTGCTATCTATCCACATTTTTGCAGCACGCAACGATATTATAAAAGTTGCTAATACTGCTGCACCTTTGCGTACTGCTGAGCCCTCAATTGACTTGACGGCTGAAGCAACTGCATCGGTGCGTTCCATATACTCCCTCTTGTACGCCTCACATCTTTCCCAATATTGGGCGTACAAGATTAGTGACATACTTTTAGTAGACAGAAGACTGAGTGCGAACCAATCTTTTCTGTCCTTGTATGCCGATATGGAACATGAAGCCACACCAAAAAGAGCAACCCCCTTCATCCAAGGTCGCAAATTATACAGTACTGCAGATTTTTGCCATCTGTACCTGACGTACTTAAAAGGTGTGCTGTTGTACACGCACGAGGGAGTTAATGCTAGGAATAATGGCGTAGTTGTTTCCGTCATAGCATTTGATAATTCTCCCGCAAGATAATTAGTTGTGAGCTTGTTCACTGGTCGAAAACCTAGCCACCATTTTACGGTGGCAAAAGGTCCGAAGAAATTTCCAAACCAAGTTTTCGTGGCTGTTGTAACTATGTCAGTCACTATGCCGTTCACAAGTTCAGACGAATGAGGTTCAATCTCATCATCCTCAACATCACTATCTGTTAGCTCCGGTGGTTCATCCTTTATAACCGGACAGTCACACAACTCTGTGACTAAACTACACCTTGTACAACAAGGAGCTTCATCAAACTCCTTAGCGCGACGAATCACATCATATTGAGCAGCCTTGTGTTTCCTCGATAGAATCACAATGCATCTCAAATATGTTTTCAAATCAAGATTGGTACACTTGATATATTTGCCATTTAGTTTCACATAAACTGGGGCAAATCTGTGAATATTTTTGACAGGTGATGAGGGATATAACTCACTCTGTTCAATAGTCAAATTCCAAATGTCGTGCGTGAGCTTGGCTTCATGCAAATCAGGATGTGATGGGTCCAACGCAACAGAATTTTTCTTCCTGTACTTCTTTTTAACTTCAACTCTTGTGTGAATGAGCCGAGAAAGAGAAGCCTCAACGATGTCAGTGTACAGATGTACACCGTAATCCTTGTGATTGGAAGTTAACACGCCGACTTTGAAATTGATGAAAACCACTCCTTTTCCAGACAATTCCGCCTTAACTGCAGTGGCGGCCATATTGTTGAAAAACTTAATGATTACATCAGTTGGACTGGTGATGACAAACTGCGCTTTGCCGTTGCCAACATCGTCCATAAACAATCCCAATACATCAGATGTCATCACGGAATCGTATTTGTCGAACATGTCTTTTGTGATAATTCTATTGGGATCATAATCAAAACCCATAGCGATTAAAGAAACCTTCATCACAATTTTTGCCAATGTGGATTTACCCACACCTGAGGGTCCAGTAAGACCTATACCCATCGGTCGAAAGCGAATGGCCGTATTTCTCTGCTTAGAGATAATACGTTCCTTGAGGGATATTAAAACACTATATCGTTCTTGTAGCCACAAATTGAGAGATATGTTGGCTTTAAGCTTACGAAAGTGTTCAGTTGCGATAATGAGGGCATCAACTTTGCCCTCAAATTCACTAACATCCCCACTGTTGCCATTCAAAATCGAATCGGCATGAGCAGTTGCATGTAAATACTGCTCATTGTATTCTTCCATTCTATTATCCGAATAGAAGATTGGATTTAAAGATTTTTGCTCAATAATCTTATATCCAGTTGTTGCACACCACTCAAAAACATCCACAAAAGCATCCATCATCGAGCAAGCACTGAGTTGTTTGTCAACGGCAGGCAGAGAAAAAATCTCAAAACCTCCCATAGTCCATTCAACTCCATTGACTTTGCACACTGTAAGCGACAGTGCAGCAGAAATCAAATAACCCACTCGTGGAAAAATGGCATTAGTACGCAACATTTGCCATTTTTGTTTGCAGTCAGAAGCGGACCAAGCATGTGGTTCAATCACATCTTCTCCAACTTCTGGCAGTTTTTCGAGGATAAAGCCTATTAAGCTCCTCGTGGTGTTTGATTTTATGTATGCCAGCAAGGCTAAACACAAATCAGTTGGAGTTCTGGCTCTTACTACTTGCAACATAAGTATAACCAGACCCTCCAAAGTGGAAATCCATTCATCAGCTGTATCAAGACCATCTATCTTACCTATGGACTTGAGAAGATCAAGTGTTTGATCATGCTCATCTGATAAACGAGACTCCTCTGCAGGTGGATCGACTCCTGCATGAGGAAGAACATCTTCTTCCTCGGGCGGTTCTGTGTCGTCACTATCAGAATAATCCATCGAATCTGAACTGTGACCGATACATTGTATACCGCGTGGAGAGCATATATGACAATATGCGAAATTTCTTTCGCACATATAATGACATACATGCTGGGGTGAATCATGATCACATTCACAGTACACCTCTTCACACACAGAGCAACTTATTATGGTTGTTGTGAAGTAACAGTAGGAGCACCAATCATGCGAATCAAATTCAATGTCAAGGGCTGTACACATGCAACGACCATCATCACGGTTGCAGCAATTGCACACGTCCAAAGACTCTGTAGAGTCACTATCGTGACTCTGTTCATCTGCTTGAGGCAAGCAGACTCTTTTTTCATCGGGGGCCAATCCGGAGTTTCGTTGTTCCACCAACGAGGCGTGACAGCTGTAATCTTTTCGTTTCGATCCTAAAAAGACTGTCATGGCGTTTAGAGTTTTATATCCCTAGACAAAGATATGTGCCACGCACAAGGCGGCGCAGGGGTTTAAACTGGCGCTCGTCGATCTTGTTTTTCATGCTAAACAAGCAAAAAGCGTCTGAGAAATTATTTTTCAAATTACATGTTCATGTAAATAGTGTTTATCTAACCACGAATTTACAGAGGCCCACAATAACATATGGCCACAACAAATAAGTTTGGAATGTATATCAACATAGAAATTAATCGTAGAGGTTAAATATACCTTAATGATGTAGGTAAGTGTTATTGCTATGCGCGATTACTACGCGAGCGGCTGTAAAAAACGCGCCAAAAAAGGGATACTTTTTGTTTCTTATTTAAGATAATAAGGCTTACATATTGCTTATACCTTAGTGATGAAACTACTAAGTATGTTAACCGGTAAATAGGGCTATCGCCCCATTTCCGATACATTCTGGTAAACGTTCTACTTGGAATCATATATTTTACTAATATAAATTCTGGGTGGTGTGGCACAAAAAGTGCCACAATATTCCTTACTAACTAAGGGACGGATTCTCCGGCTGAGGATCTACCGTTCTTGTAAAATTTAGTAGGTTGCTGAAATGCAAAAGTAAAAGTGTTATTTACTAATACAATCAGCAGTGGACCTGGAATAGGTCGAAATCAATTATTTTTGCCCCCGAAGGGGAACTCGCTGATAAAACGAGTCGAAAAAGAATAATTATGAAAAGTCAAAACATGTTCAATAGCATAACAGATTAATACTGGTGCTAGACATGAGACAACTTAACACAATTACACAAAGCTGAGTACAAGACCGAAAGG